GAATGTCCTCCGGGATCAGCAGACCGTCCAGAAATTCCAGCCACTTGGTCGGTGCAGAGGCATCGGGCTGGTATTCCACGGGGAGCCGGTTCAGACAGAGTTCCTTTTCCGGCACAAATCCCCGCTCGTCCAGAAAGTAGGTTCCGTTTTAGTAATAAATATTTTCAACGCGATTAAAAATAGCCAATATTTAAAACGCTATCTTCAATTAAAGCTTCATTATGCATTTGCGAAATAATATGGTCGATAAAACGTTTAAAAACATCAACGGAATAAGGGTGCTCTTGTAAGTATGCAATGTATGAAGCGCGTGCCCGCTGCCTTCCGGAATAAGTACTGTAAGTCTTTCGGATATTGGAACTTATTCGTTTAGCTTTTCGAACCAATAGTATCTCGTCTATATCGGTTGTAGTGGTACTAATGGGTGTCATATCTAGCCAATCGCATAAGAGATAATATTTAGCACCGGTTACGGCTTGCTTTATATCGTGTGCAGTTGCAGATGCTTCTTGAAACATAGTTTTATCAAGATTAGTTTTCAACTCAGCTAAAACGTAGCCAAGATGAGTTGTCAATTGAACAGTTTCGGATTCAATAAAATCGGGAGAGTATGAAGATTTTAAGTATAAAGTACGGCTCATGGAAAAGTCTTGATCCTTTGTTTTTATACAGATTCCACCGCCCTTTTCTGGAGAGCTAAGACTCGAAGCAAAGTAAATAGAAGAAAATGTTGGAGTTTGAGAACTAATAGTCAAATTACAGGTGCCGGTTTCCTTTTCGATGCAACGTCGTACAAAAATCGGCAAAAACTCTTCCATTACAGTATTATCAAGTTTTAATTGGCCTTTTTGGCGATATAAAAAATCTTCAGGGCTATCAAAGATTAAGATAGTTAGCTGAATTTGCCTATACGCCGAAAGGCCCGCAGAAATGCGGGTCTTTTAATTTTGCAAAGGAGTTTGGCTATGGAAACGATTGAGTACGACAAGCCCATCGAAAAGGCGCTCGAAGATTGGGGCGCAGAAATCACCGGCATCAACACCCTGCTCGGCTGCTGTGAACTGCTGGCGGGGCTGGCTGAAGAAGCCACAGAGCTGGCGCAGGCTGCGCTGAAGATGCGCCGGACGCTCGACAAGAGCAACCCGACGCCGATGACCACCGGCGATGCGTCCCGCAATCTGAATGAGGAGTTCGCCGATGTCCTGCTCTGCGCGGCGGTACTCGGGTTTGACCGCGAGGAGATCGCGCGTATCATTCGGGAGAAAGCTGCTCGGTGGCGAGATTTATGAGGGCGAGACCGTGTACAACATCGACGGGCAGCTCATCCACGAAGACTGCCTGCACGACTTCGCCGATGACTACTTCAAAGATTGCAAAGAGGAGGCCGTGAGTTATGCAGAGGCGTATTGCTGACATCAAGAAGGACATTGCCGCCCACTCTGCCCGGTCCGCTTGGGACAGGGGCGTCAAGGGATATGCGGTTGAGATGTTCGATGACTACGTGGACCGGCTGCACATCGCCGATGATTCGGTCCGCATCGGGAAGGTCGCAGAGACCGACCTGCTGAACGGCGCTCAGAACTGGGAGCAGTACAGCTACGGCGGCTGCGCGGAGGTCTACGACGGTGACATCTGCGAGCGGCTCTGCACTGAATCCCAGAAGAAGAAAACCCGTGACGGCGAGCTGCCCCTGATGGGCGAGGATTGGTTGACCGTTCAGGCCCGCGCTCTACGGCAAGCAGCACGGGTTGTCATGCGCTATGCGAACAGGAGGGATTGAGATGTCGGTAGCGTATCAACCGCTAACCCACCCGCGTGTGGCAGAGTTCGCTCGGAAGTTCAGGTTCCCCGGCTGGTATATTGACAGCACCGGCTGTTATGGGTGTGTGCTCGGGAAGTATTGGATTGCGGTCTTCGTGAATGACTGCGATGAATCTCTCGACATCACGGTAGACACCGTGGGCGAGACCGGCTACTTCGACAAGAATCTCGAATGGGAAACCGCAGAGAGCGATGACGAGCTGGCCCTGACCGCCACGCGGTTCATGGCGAAGTACGCGCTGAAAAGCTGAAAGGAGAAGCATGATGATTGTTGAACGGCAGTATGTGAATCCGATGGAGATGACGTTCATCGGGAAAGACGGCTCGATGGGGCTGCGTCACGGCAAGACCTACCGCGTGTTGATGTTCTGCGCGGAGGGCCACATCTGGGTGAGCTGGAATGACAGCGATGACCGTATGAAAGTCTGCCCGTACACCTCGCTGAATACCCTGTACGCCAACTGGAAAACTCCTACTCCTAAGCTGAGTAACGAGGGTGCCTATAAGATTATTGCCAAGCACCTCTATCGCGCTCACAGGATGTACACGGGCGGTAAAACGCTGGTTATCCTCGCGGACAGTATCGAGGAGGCAACCGAGAAAGCTCGCGCAGCATTTGGCATCTCGACCGTGATTGTGCGCCGCGTTGATGCCACCGAGGACCCGCAGGTTTACGAGGTGTGAGCTATGAATCGCAAGACCGCTGACCGCATCATCGTTAAGAGCAACGCTCGCATGAAGATGGTTCTCGACTGGTACTACGAGAACAAACATTGGCTTGACCGCGAGCCGTTCCTTGCCCCGATGGAATTTGGTGTGGTGGAGCTGCGTGAGGAGCAGATTGAGTTCACGTTTGAGAATACTCGCGATGTGGTGGAGATTGCGATTTATCCCACGGTCCAGCCGAACATTCCGGCGTCCATCATCTTTGACTACATCCCGGAGCAGATGGATATTGCCAACCGTCGAGTAGCCCCGGAGCTGACGGAGCCAAAACGGTTGGCGCTTGACCTCGTGCTTCGTTATGACCGGACACCGGAGAAAGAGGCGCTGAAGTACCATGCGCTGATGTTGTTCATGACTTATTACCGCGAGGTAGTTGAGGTCGAGCAGCGAGTTGAGCACCGGCCAGCCAAGGCCAAGAAGAAAGGCCGAAAGGCGCGGCGGGTGCAGCCGCTCATCCGGCGATTCTACACGCTGGCTGAGTTCGATGCTGACGCCCTGCCGAAGCCTGAACAGGCCAAACGGAAGTACACCAAGCCCGAGCACGAGGTCAACGTCAGAGGCCACCTGCGCCGGTACAAGTCCGGCAAGACAGTCTGGGTCAAGCCCTCGGTTCGGTATAAGGGCAAGACCGCCCAGCACAAAGAATACGAGCTGTAAGGAGGAATTTTATGCGATACGGATTGGTAATTGCCACCGAGAGCGAGATGGAGGTGTTCCACCGGCGCTACCGTGTGTCAAACACAGGGCTGATGAGGCTGAAAGGCTTCACCGCCCTCCGATACAAGATTTTAGGTCAGGAAGTTTGGGCAGTGCAAAGCGGAGCCGGGGAAATCCGAGCAGCCGCCGCAACGCAAGCCCTTCTTTCTGAGTTCAGCATTGATGCGATCCTGAATTTCGGGATTTGCGGCGGGCTGGACGAGAGGATTCCACTGGCGCAGCCGCTCATTGTGAGCAACGTCATCCACTACGACTTTGACATCTCCGGCGTAGATGGCTGCGAGCCGGCGAAGTATGAACAGTACCCAAGCGTTCATATTCCCGCAGACCTCGATATTGTTTACACAGCATCAGGGGCGAATCCGGGCATTCTCCGAGTGACTTGCGCGTCCGGCGATAAGTTCCTTGACAGCGCGGGTGACAAGCGCAGCCTCCATCACCGCTTCGAGACCGCGCAGATTTGCGATATGGAGGCGGCGGGTATCCTGCTCACGGCGAATATGTCCAGCATTCCGGCGCTGCTGATTAAGGCCGTTTCGGACGGTGTGACCGGTGGCGCGGAGGAATACCACAACACGCTCGACGGTGCAGCAGAGAGCTGTCTTGATGCACTCGAAAATTACCTGAATCAGATTTGGGAGGTACAGAATGTTTGAGATTTTACAGTTTATCTTTTCGAGTTTCTGGATTTGGCTCGGGTTCAGCACACTGGTAGCTGTTGTGCTGAAGTATTTGGTGGACGCCATTGAAGCCGTCTGCCGGGGGCGCAAGGTGAAGATTTACAACTTCGAGAACGGGTATCACACCGTTGAAATTGAGAACGCCTCTCTCGCTGACATTGAGGCGATTATCGAGGCAAAGAAGCTCGACACATTCGAGCAGAAAGGAGAACTCACCAATGATTAAGAATTTCACTCCGCAGCCTTATGAGGGCGGCAACCCGCTCCCGGACTACGTGGGCAATCGAAGCGAGTATGTGCTTATAGGGGATGTTCCCGGCGGCTACAAAATCACGCTGGCGAAGCTGACTGTGGGTGATTCCGTGAGCGCCGGCAACCCTCTCGCCCATGCTCTGTTCGAGAGCTACACAGACCACGGAGAGCGGGCCAAGGTTGCTCGGACCCGTGTGAGCGGATTTGACCGGGAGTTCATGGCGGTCAGGAGCGCCATGAGTGAGACCGGGGTTGAATTCCACCCCACGGTTTCCTGCCCCAGTGAAACCATTTTGGAAGCCCTTGGCGAGTGGTTCATGGCGAGCAACCCCGAAATCGTAGGGGTCTCCGTCGTGTCACAAACCTGTCATTGACCTGTCAGTATAGGAGGTGCTACAATGATACCGTCGGATTTCATAGTTACCCACGCACCCATGCACCTGCGCTTGGAAATCAGGAAGAAGTGCAACTTCTTCTGGCTGCGAGATATTCGAGATGTGGACATCTCGCAGTGCTGCGCGAAGTGCTTCATCGGCGAGAAGGACAACCGCGTTTATTACGGAACGCTGCAAAAGTCCAGTGCCGTTGTGGACATCATCGTTAAGCAAAGCCCGAGAGCGAAGGCGTATTACCTTTGCGGTTTGAGCGAGGGATTTGTGTGGGAGCTGAACACGCACGTGGCGTTTGTACCCGACAGCAATTCGGAAATTCACATCGACAATGACCGAATCAAGCTGGACATCACGAACGCTCGGCGCATCCATTTTTGGGACTATGTGCCGAATCCACCCGGAATCTACACAAAGCAGCAGCGGACCTGCCGAAACTGGATATTCGCAAATTACTTGAAGGATGGGATGCCATTATGATTGTGAGCGCGAGTAGACGGACGGACATTCCCGCACTGTTTTCCGAGTGGTTTTACAACCGTGTGGGTAAGGGATTTGTCCTCCTTAGAAACCCATACAACCCTCTACAAGTCGGGCGTGTCGCACTCACGCCCGACAAAGTAGATGGGTTTGTTTTTTGGACCAAAAACGCAGCACCCATGCTCGGGAGAATCCATGAGCTGGATGCGTTCAAGTATTATTTCCAGTACACCATCACTCCGTATGGGCGGGATGTTGAGAAAAATATCCCGGACAAGCACGAAGTTGTAATACCCGCTTTCAAGAAAATCGGGGCCGACAAAGCTATTTGGCGGTACGACCCCGTTTTCATAAACGACCGCTACACGTGGGACTACCACATCCGGGCGTTCACAAAGATGGCCGAAACCTTAGAGGGCCACACGCACAAGGCTGTGATGAGCTTTGTGGATTCCTACCGGTCAGTAGATCTGAGGCCGCTGAATATTCAGCCGCTCACGCCGGAGCAGCAGCGCGAATTCGCGCAGCAGCTCTTTGAGATTGCAGCCCAACACGGCATCGTCCTTTCTTCCTGCGCGGAAGATTTGGGAATCCCCCATTCCTGCTGCGTGGACGGGGCGATGTTTGGAGTTAAAAAGCCGAAGGACCGCAACCAACGGGGTCTGTGCCAATGCGTTGAGAGCGTTGACATCGGCGCATACAGCACTTGCAGCAACGGCTGCGCTTACTGCTACGCAAATCATTACGGCTATGTTCAAGCCCCGCCCAGCGTGGATTGCGACCTCTTGGGGCCTCCCCTGAACGGGAACGAAAAAATAAAGCAAAGGAACTGATACGATGATTGAGAAAGTAAACCCGTCCCACCCGGACAAGATTGCTGACCGCATCGCCGGCGCGATTGTAGACCTGGCCTATCAGGTCCAGCCTGACCCGAAGATCGCTGTGGAGGTCCTCATCGGGCATGGCGTGTGCCACGTCATCGTTGAGACTTCCGCTCCGCTGCTCATGCCGGAGGCGGTCAGGGCCATCCACAATGCCATTCGCCGCATCGCCGGTCTTATCCAGATTGACCTGACCATTGTTCCGCAGGACGCTCATCTCGCCGATAATCAGAGCGAGGGCTTCCGCTGCGGCGACAACGGCATCTTCAAAGGGATACCGCTCACGGATGAGCAGAAGACGCTCGCCGCGATTGCCCGCGACATCTACGCCGCCCACCCGTTTGACGGGAAGTACATCCTCGACGATAGCCGGCTCATCATCTGCCAAAGCAATGCTACATGGGCTGACATCGAGAAATTGTACCCGACAGCGGAAATCAATCCGCTGGGCGACTGGACTGGTGGCACCGATGTGGACACCGGCGCGACCAACCGCAAACTCGGCTCCGATATGGCCGATTCTGTCACCGGCGGCGGGCTGCACGGCAAGGACCTGTCTAAAGCGGACGTGTCCGTCAATATCTACGCTTTCCTGAAGGCGCAGGAGACCGGTAAGCCTGTCGAGTTGTGCTGTGCCATCGGGGATGACACCATTGATGGCAAGCCCTACGAGGAAATCGTGGAGATCGCTCGTCATCACATCCAGTCCGTCGGAGGCTTCGAGGCTTTCGCGGAGTGGGGGCTGTATTAACGGAAATTGAATAGGTGAAATCAGGGAGCCTTCCGTTTTTGCGTGGAGGCTCCCTTTTTTATGCTCAGAACAAGGAGGACAAGACATGGAGATAGTCTACAAACGGGTAGATGAACTCATCGAGTATGAGGGAAACGCCCGTCGAAACGATGCCGGCGTGGCGAAAGTCGCCGACAGCATCCAAGAATTCGGGTTTCTTAACCCAATCACTATAGACGCCAACAACGTCATCATTTCGGGCCACACCCGCCTGAAAGCCGCAAAGCGGCTCGGCATGGAGGAAGTTCCCTGTATCGTCCAAAATCTGTCCGAGGAAGATGCAAAGCTGGCCCGTATTGTGGATAACAAGAGCCACGAGTATTCTACGTGGGACGTCGGCAAGCTCCATCAGGAGCTGAGTGGTATCGGCTCGAACTTCAAAACCACGTTCTTTACCCCCAACCGCGACCGCAAATTCTTCACCGAACACAAGTGCCTCATCTTCGGCAACAACGAGCTGCCGCTTACGGAGGATGAGTACAACCGGTTGAAAGCGGTCTACGATAACTACATCAGCAGAAACAAAACCTATCTGGGGTTTGTTCTGTTCCTGACGGGAGGTAAAGAGGAATGAATATCAGAGAGATTTCTACTTCTCGGCTGCGGGAATATGAGAACAACCCGCGCAACAATGACCTCGCCGTCGAGAAGGTAAAATACAGCATTGAGCGTTTCGGCTTCCTGTTCCCCGTCGTTGTGGACATGAACTACACCATCGTATGCGGCCACACCCGTGTGCGGGCTTGCCGGGAGATGGGGATTCAGACGGTCCCGTGTATCATCGCGGACGAACTGACCGAGGAGCAAATCAACCTGTTCCGGCTGGTGGACAACAAGACCAGCGAATACAGCGATTGGGACTTCGAGAAGCTGAAATCCGAGCTGTCCCGAGTTGACCTCACGCTGGAAAAGAACCAGCTCCTGCTCGACCGTTTCGAGTTGAGCGCGGAGGTCTTTGACATCGAGCCTGAGCAGGCCGAAATTAAGATCCCCGCTTTCAATTTCATGGGCGTGAATGATAAGCCTAAGCAGAAAAAGCCGCAGGTGAGCACCATCCACAGCCCCGATGTAGTTGGAGGCGATGATGTTGAAGTTGAACCGAGTATTCCCGAAGCGCCAGAAGCGGCACGGGATGATACCGCCCCGGTACACAATTTCACCGCAGATGTTACCCCGGAGGGGACAAACATCGAAATTCCGCAAGAGACAGAAAGCGTGGAGCCGAAGAAAAAGGAATCGAGAGCGGTCCTGCCGTTCTGCCAATTCCGATTCGGTGACGTGTCTTTCTTTATTTCGCAGGTAGAGCTGGACCGGCTGAACGAGAAGTATCAGGAGTACATTGATTCCGGCGCTATCTTGTCCGGCAGCTTCGCTGATTACCTGCTGAAAGGAGTTGAGAATCGTGATTGACTTCGTAGAAAAAGTACCCATCGACGAGGTTACGGGGTCTGAGTACAACCCGCGCTCCATTACGCCGGAGGCGTTAGAGGCGTTGCAGCACAGCATCCGTCGGTTCGGCATGGTGAAGCCTCTGATTGTCAACGCCTCGAATAACGTCATTACCGCCGGCCACCAGCGTAAAAAGGCGGCGACCGCAATCGGGCTGGAATATCTGCCCTGTATCAGAATCAACAGCCCAAATTTGCAGGACGAGATTCTGTTCAACCTCATGCACAACTCGATTGAGACGAGCAAGACCACTGTCCGCGTTGAGGAGTTCACCGTGGGTGGTTATCACTACTGCCCGTCTGACAAAATCAAAATCGAGAGCGAGCCGAAGAACGTGCTCATCTGTTCCGAAATCACCAAGCTGATGTCGCGCTATGGTGAGTGGGGTAGCATCGTTACCGACGGCGATGGCAACGTCATCCTTAATTCTGAGTATGCCTACTGCTCCAAGAAGCTGGGTTACGGTGTTCTGTGCTATGCCATTCGCAACGAGGACGTGCCGGAGTTTTTGGAGTGCATGGGTGTTGAGTACGGCAAGTATAACTTCGACAACCTCGGTGTTCAGACCTACCACCAGTTCCTTGCGCAGCCGAAGCGCCTGAGTACGGATGGCCGTCAGTCCAACTCTTCCGTCCTGTACGAGAAATACCTGATTCCCCGCTTGCAGAAATCTGACAGCATTATCGACATCGGGGCTGGCCGAATGGCCTACGTTAAGCTGCTGAAGTCCAAGGGCTACGACATTCACGCCTATGAGCCTTCTTTGATGGTGAAGGGCGCGAACAAGCTGGACATGAAGGGCATCATCGCCAACATTCTTGATGCAGAGCGGGCGGTCAAAGCGCATGGCTTGTTTGACTACTGCGTCTTGGAGGCCGTCATCAATTCCGTTGTGGATGATGAGTTCGAGAAAGCCGTTCTCACGGCTTGTAACGCCGTTCTGAAGGCCGATGGCACGTTGGTTACTTGCACTCGTAACCTCGCCTATGTGGAGAAGGCTTACGACAAGACAAAGCTGTCTGCCGGCGCGGGGGACTGCCTCTGGTATCTGGATGATAAGAACTACACGCTGGGTGTGACGAACGGCATCGTATTCAAGCAGAAGTTCCATACACGAGAGAGCTACGTTTCTCTCCTCGAAAACTATTTTGAGGAGGTTGGCGTCCTCGCTTGCAACGCAGGTTACATCTACTGCGCTTGTACGAGACCGAAGCAGCTCCCGCGTGAAGTCTACGAGGAATACCTTGAAAAAGAGTTGAACATCGAGTACCCCGGCGGTTTTAAGCACAACAAGCACGTGGGTCTGATGACCGCCCTGATTGAAAAGGTAGCGGAGAGGTATGGCTAATGAGAAAAAAAGAAAGGACTTGTTCGAGCAGTGGATAGAATCGGGCGATGTTGAAAACAACCTCGCCATCGTACAATCCCTGTCAATGCAGGGTAAGTCGATGGAAGAAATCGCAAGTGCGTTTGACATCACGCGACGCACCCTGCAAAAGCTCCAAAAGGAGCACCCCGCTCTGAAGAAGGCCATCGATTCAGGCCGCCTTTCTGTTGTAGCGATGTGTCAGAACAAGCTGATGGAGCGGGTTGTAAATGGTGACACCACCGCCATCATTTATGCCCTGAAGGTTTACGGCGGCGACTTCTTCAATGACAGGAAAGCTGTCGAGGCTAAAATCACCGGCGGGCCGATTTCTGTTCAGCCGCAGGTCCAAATCTATCTGCCTGAAAGAGATTCGGAGGTTGGTGAGAATGGCAAGAAGAAAGAGTGAGCCTGAAAACAAGCCCATCATCATTCGTCCACAGCAGGGCAAGCAGGAGCTTTTCTTGCGGTCTCCCGCCGACATCTGCATTTACGGCGGGGCTGCGGGCGGCGGCAAGACATACGCGCTTTTGCTGGAATGCCTGCGGCACATCGACAACAAGCTGTTCGAGGCCGTTATATTCCGGCAATCCCGGCCTCAGATTATGAGCGCCGGTGGCTTGTACGCCACAAGCCAAGAGATTTACCCTTACCTCGGAGCGACGAGCGTTTTGACCCCGAATGTGCAATGGAGGTTTCAATCCGGCGCGAAGGTCACGTTCGCCCATATGTTCTACGAGAAGGAGAAGTACAACTGGCAGGGTTCTCAGATCCCGCTCTTGATGTTTGACGAACTCGTCCACTTCACAGAGAGCCAGTTTTTCTATATGTTCTCCCGAAACCGTTCTACCTGCGGGGTTAAGCCCTACATTCGCGCTACCTGCAACCCCGATGGGGAAAGCTGGGTAGCGAAGTTCATCGACTGGTGGATTGACCCCGAAACGGGTTATGCTGACGAGAGCCGGTGCGGAAAGCTGCGGTACTTCGTGCGGCGAAACAATATCCTCCACTGGGCCGACACCCCGCAGGAGTTGTATGAGACGTTTAACCTCTACACCCCGGAGGACCAAGAGGATGTAAAATCCGTTTCCTTCATCAGCGCCAAGCTGTCTGACAATAAAGCCATGATGAAACACGACCCCGGTTACATGGGTGCTCTGAGAGCTATGTCTGAGTTCGACCAAGAGCAGCTCTTGAACGGCAACTGGAAAATCCGCAGGTCCGCGGGCCACTACTTCAAGCGATCTAAGATTGGTCAGATGTTCCACGCCACCCCGACTGACGTTGTTCGTTGGGTTCGTGCATGGGACTTGGCGGCAACATCCCCTGAAGAAGCCGACGAGCTGGATGGCTTGCCACAAGCACTTCGCAAGAACAGCCGCAGCGACAGCAGCGCGTACACCGCCGGCGTTCTTCTCGGGAAGCGGCGAAATGGCCGTATCTTTGTTGCGGATGTGATAAACGTCCGAGAAAATGGCGCAGATGTGCGTAAGCTCATCCTTAACACCGCTCAAAGCGATAACGCCTTATATGGAAACGTGACCGTCAGGTTGCCGCAGGACCCCGGGCAGGCCGGTAAGGACCAGGCCCAGAGCTTTGTGCGGATGCTTGGCGGTTTTACTGTAACCACTTCGCTTGAAAGCGGCGATAAGGTAACGCGGGCAGAACCATTCTCCTCTCAATGGCTGGCCGGCAACGTGGACGTTAAGATAGCCGAGTGGAACGACGATTACTTCCGGCAGCTTGAAAACTTCCCGGTCGGCAAGCTCAAAGATATGGTAGACGCCTCGGCCAATGCCTATTTAGAGCTGGAAAACTCTAAGCCGGAATTCGGCTTCTCCTTCAGTTGAGGTGAAATATGAGAATCTTTAACATCGAAATCACGAGACGAAAAGTGCGGGACGAGTACATGAGTTCGGCCCGTGACAGCTTCGTCTCCCGTTGGGCGCGACCGCCCTCTATGAACACAGCCGAATGGCTGGATATGTTCTCGAAAAGCCCCCGGCTTGCGGTCGTGGACCGCATTGCAAGCGACATCGCCAACGTGGGTGGCAAGCTGCTGCGAGTGAACCCGGACGGCTCTGAGACTGAAATCACAAAGCATCGGTTCCTCGACTTCATGGAGCAGCCTAACCCGCTTTATGAGATGACGAGTTCTGCCGTGTGGCGGCTCCACGAAATCTACCTGATGCTCGTCGGTGAGAGCTTCTTCCTCATTGAGCGGGATGAACTCAATCGCCCTATCGAGCTGTGGAACGTCCCTCCGCACTGGGTCAAAATGACGCCATATCTCGGCAATCCCAGCTATATGATTACGTCTCCCGGCGGCTTGACCATGACCGTTCCGGTGGACGATATGTTCGTGATGAAGCAGCTAAATCCGCTCGACCCGTTCATGCGGGGCCTCGGTATCGCTGAAAGCATCGCGGACGAGGTGGAAATTGACGAGTACGCCGCTCAGTTCCAAAAGCGGTTTTTCTACAATGACGCCACGCCTCCGGTAGTGTTTCTTATGCCGGACGCTACACCTGACCAGCGGGACGCATTTCTGGCCCGCTGGAATCAGAAGCATAAAGGCGTTGAGAACAGCCACCGCGCAGCAGCTTTGTCAGGGAACGTAGATGTCAAGGAGCTGGGGAGCAGCGATGGTAAAAACCTTGGCTTTATTGAGAGCCGCACCGCCATGCGTGATGCCGTGCTGGAACATTTCGGGGTGCCGAGAGAAATCATGGGTATCACCGAAAACAGTAACCGTTCTACGGCTGACGCTGCGCAATACATCTACGCCAAAAACGTGCTCATGCCGCGCATCCGGGCGCGTGAGGAGGCCATCAACAAGCAGCTCCTCCCACTGTTCGGAGACGGACTGGTGTGGCGCTATGACCCCGTTGTTCCTTACGACCAAGACTTCAATAAAGCGAAAGCCCTTGAAGCCTACAATGCGGGACTGCTCACCAAGAATGAGGCCCGAGGATTGCTCGACCTTCCTGATACCGAGGGTGGAAACGTGTTCAAGGTTTCCATCAACGACCTGTTTCTGAGCGAAACGGATGACCCCGCAGAGGTCTCACAAACGCTGTTGCAGGAAGACATGGCTGCCGTGGACATTCCCGAGCACGGAGAGAAAAAAGACCGCCGTATGAACCCCACTGCCCTTCTCAGGCGTGAGGCTGCGGCAGTCCGAGAGAATTCCAGACTGTTCGAGGCGGCTATTACCAAGCATTTTGCTGGGCAGGAAGCTGCCATCTCTGCCGCTCTCGGGTTGACTGAAAAGGCAGATGTTCCTGATGCGCTATCGTCTTTGGCGGATTATCTGCTTCCTGATGGCACTTTCGACCCTGAGCTTTGGGAGATGCTGCCGGAGATCGAGCAGCAGCGGCTTGCCGATGCCATCGCGTCAGGGCTGCTTGACTGGAACGCTGAGGCTGAAAAGTTGGCGAACCTGTTTAACCCGCTGTGGAAGCGGACTTATGATGAAGGCGCTGACATCAGTGAGAGCATTTACGGCCTGTCTGTTGAGGAGAGGCCGGAATTCGTGTCATCGGCCAAAGTGAATGGCGCTCGACGCATTGTTGGCATTGAGCAAACTACCCAGCGCAAAATCTCGGATATTGTGGTCCGCTGTGTGTCGGATGGCGTCAGCCAGCACACGCTGCGGAAAGCCATCCAAGACGAGATGAAAGACGCATCCGCTGCGCGTGTGAAAATCATCGCACGGCAAGAAACCATGACCGCGCTTGCTACCGGCCAATTCGACATGATGAAGTCGGCGGGCGCTAAAACAAAGACGTGGCACCACAGGCCGCAGAAAAATCCACGCGATGGTTCTCGTGGCCCAAACCACGTCATACTTGACGGCGAGACAGTGGCGATTGACGCCAAGTTCTCTAATGGTCTCCGATTCCCGAGAGACCCGCAGGACCCTCGCCCTGAGGAGCTTATCAACTGCCGGTGTTATCTGACATACGGCGGTTTTTAAGATGCCCTAATCTCTGAGGAAAGGAGGAAACCCGTATGGCAATTAAGGGAAAACGAGCTGCCGGTGTAACGCCGGAGCCGAAAGCCTCTACACGTGAGTACAAAGCGTTCAAGTTTGAACTGGAAAGCTCTGATGAGAGTGGCGAGTTCTCTGGGTATGCCGCAGTCTTTGGAAACAGGGACAGCGGTGATGACATCATCGAGAAAGGCGCGTTCTCCAAGACCATCAGAGAGGATTTTGACCGCATCAAAATCCTCGCGCTGCACAACGATTGCTGGCTCCCTGTTGGCAAGCCGCTTGAACTGCGCGAGGACGGAAAAGGTCTTTTCATCCGGGGCAAAATCAGCGACACATCAATGGGCCGCGATATTCGGACGCTTTTGAGAGATGGCGTTCTGACTGAACTGTCCATCGGCTACGACGCGGTTGCTTTCGACTTTGACAGTGATACCGGTGTCCGGCACCTGAAAGAGATTCGGTTGTGGGAGGTCTCCATCGTTACTTGGGCTATGAATGACCAAGCTAAAGTTGAGGAGGTCAAATCTCTCGCCGAGGATCTCCGTTCCGAAATCAAGGCCGGAAGAATCACCCGAGCGAGGCTCGACGCACTGAAGCCCTTCATTGCGGTTGTCCGCGAGCTGGCCGAAATTCTCGGCCCGTTCTTGGAACCTGCCGCGCCGGAGGACCCCACTGTACAGAACAACATCCAGAAAGCGGGCAAAGGTCCCGCACAAACCAAAACATCGGGGATTGTGTTTGAAATCGTCCCCGCGCAAAACAGGAGGTAATTCAAATGAAACTTACTCAGGAACAGCTCGCCGAACTGATTGCGAAGGTGTTCGCAAACCTCGACGAGAAGCGCAAGGCCATCAGCGAGGGCGGCGAAAGCTCCCCTATCAGCTTTGGCACTGACGAGATTCTGTCCGAGATTTCCGCTATCCTCGAAGGCATGGAGGGTTCCGAGCCGCCTGTTGGCGAGCCTATGAATGAGCCTGTCGGCGAGGGTGAGGGCGACCTGAAGGGCGAAGGCGAGGGCGGTAGCCCCGTTTCCCCTGAGTTCATCGCCAAGGTCATCGCCGCCCTGAACGGCGTGAAGACCGCCGAGGGCGCCGGCGAGAACAATGCCCCTGCCGCCGCTCCTGCTACCGAGCAGAAGGCTGCTCCCGCTCGGTCCGGTGAACAGAAGACTGCTCCCGCTGCCCAGCGCAAGTACGCCAACCTGTTCCTCTCTACGGGTGCTTCCCGTGATGGTGGTCAGGTTAGCGGATTCAAGGCCCGCATGGCTGCCATGTCCGCACCCGAGCGCCGCAAGGCCGCATACGGTATGTTTGGCCGCGCTGTGAAGTGTATCCATGCCTCTGGCGGCGATGTCGAGCGGGCTGCCTTCACTGCCGAGCGCAAGTTTGGCGACGCTGAGATGGCTCGTGAGTTCAAGGCCCTGTCTGCCACTTCTCCCGCCGAAGGCGGCTATCTGGTCCCCGAGGTGTACGCCAACGAGATTATCGAGCTGCTGTACCCCGCGACTGTTATCTACAGCCTCGGCGCTCGTCGGCTCGGCATGGCGAACGGCAACCTGAACATCCCCAAAATCAAGACCGGCTCTCGCGCTCTGTTCACCGGTGAGAACCGCTCCATCCCCAAGACCGCTCCTCGGTTCGGCAACCTGAAGCTGTCCGCGAAGAAGCTGACCGCTCTCATCCCCATGAGCAACGACCTGCTCCGCTCCACCAACTTTGACAATGACGTCATCGTTGGTCAGGACGTGACCAAGCAGATGGCTCTGGGCGTTGACTGGGGCGCTCTGAACGGCACCGGCGGCGAGTTCCAGCCTTTGGGCATTACCAAAAACAAAAGTGTGCTGAATATCGACGTGACCGGGCTGGATGCTGAGTATGCCAGCTCTGCCGGTGTTCTGACCGCCGCTTTCCCCAACTATCTGGTCGCTTCTGTCCTGAAGAACAACGTCTACGCCGATGGTCTGGGCTTTGTGTTCAACACCAGCGTGGAGCAGTTCTTCAAGTCCCTGCGCGACAACGTGGGCAGCTTCATCTTCGCCAAGGAGATGAACGACAACGGCACTCTGGTTGGCTATCCTTACCGCACCACCAATCTGCTGGAAACCACCGGCGGCAAGTCCTCCATCATCTTCGGCAACTGGAACGACCTCGTAATCGGCGAGCAGGGCGCTCTCGAAATCGAGACCAGCCGCGAGGGTTCTTGGACTGACGATGCCGGCAACCTGATTTCCGCGTTCGAGAACGACCAGACCCTGATTCGTGCCATCAACAATGTGGACACCGGCCTCCGTCACGACGAGAGCTTCGCTGTGGCTACCAAGGTCGCTGTCCCTGTCTAATCAACGGGAGGTAGCCCAAGATGAAAAGAGAACTGATTCAGAACGTCAAGGTTCTGCCCTACACCTCTGGTAACGCCATTGACAGGACTGGATTCCTGTCTGGCGTTATCGGCGCAGTCATCGGTACCGCTGGTGCTCTGACCCTGACCGTCACCCACAGCGATGACAACAGCTCCTACGAGGCCGTCACCGACAAGATGGTCTTCCCTGAGAAGCAGACTGAGGGCGGTACTTTCACCACCGAGGAGCTGGAAGTGGGCGACGTCGTAAATATCGACATCGACCTGCTCGGTCTGAAGAACTACGTGAAAATCACCGCGTCCGGCGCTGCTGCTACCAGCACCACGCTGGCCGTTGTGCTGGGCGACAAGCACGTCCAGCCCGTGTAAGGAGGGCCGTACCATGCCGAGGATTTATAAGCCTGTGGGTCCGACCAGCAACAAGGCTGCCGGCCCCAGCGAAACCAAGGCCCCGGCTGCGCCGGAGGTCAAGAAACCGGAAATGAAGAAGACGGAAACGGGCGGCGAAAAGTAATCGCCGCCCGTCCGCATAGGAGGTCCTTATGCTTGCAGATAATGCGCTGACAACCCTTGACCGGATGAAGCTGATGCTGGGCCTGTCGGACATCGAGGACGAGAGAACGAACGAGATAGTCACGCTGCTTATTAACAGGGCTTCATCGTGGATTGAGCGGCAAATCGGCAGGCATTTGGGCAAGCGTTCGTATCGTCAGTTTTACGATGCGGACGGCCAGCAGGAACTCGTCACGCTGGAATACCCCATCGTCAGTGTTGAGTATGTCAAGGAAGACGGCAAGGAAGTTGACCCGAAAAGCTACGACTATGCTCAGACTGCCGAAATCGGGGTCATCTATCGTGACGAGGGCTGGTTAAAAGCGGGGTATCGCAGGGGTCTTGCATACGACATCGTTGCGACCAAGAGGGTCATCGAGGTTAGCTATACGGCTGGATATGTCCTGCCGAAAGACGCTACGGACGATGACCCTCAAACCCTGCCCGCTGACCTCGAAGGACTGCTGTGGGATATGGTCTCACAAGCCTATACCAGTTTGCAAAACGGCTCGCAGGGCCTATCTTCGTTCTCTATTTCCGACGTTACGTGGAATTTCGACAAGTCCACGCCTGAGACGTGGCAGCAGCTTATCAACTTGTATAGGAGGTATTGATGTGTCAAACGCCAATGAAATCCTCGTAGAGTTTGAGCGGCTGAAATCGGCTTGCCGAAGTATGGACGGTAAGAAAATTGTCGTCGGAATTGTTGGTGACGGCGTTGATTCAGAAGTTTTGAAAATCGCTGCCGCGCATGAGTATGGCACAGACAAGTTGCCCGAACGCTCGTTCATTCGAGCCAGTTTCGACGCTGACCAAGATAAGCTGGGCAGCATCGTGTCTGGGCAGGTCAACAAGGTCTTGTCGGGCCAGATTTCAGCGGATACCGCTGCGAACGCCATCGGTGCTCAGGCGGCGCAGTTAGTGCAAAACTTCATCGATGAAAACCGAGTAAAGCCGCCGTCGGACTTCTCCAAGAAAACCCAGCACACAACGCTGTATGAAACCGGCACTCATATCCGGGACCGCATCGCGTTCAAAGTGGAGGAGGAATAAGCTGTGTTTTACAACACACCGAGGCTCCCTCGGGCGCTGCTGCACATCCTCACGGTTACAAACCGTACCTTTGTGAAAGCCCCGGGAGGGCAATCTATGCCGGTGGAAGAACCGGTGAAATCGTTCTGGGGTGTGGTACTACCCCTGTCCAATCTGGATTGGAAGCTGCTGCCGGAAGGCACATACACGCACAACACCCAGAAGCTCTACACGGATGAGGCCATCGAGATTGAAACCGGTCAGATCATCCGAGACACCTATGACGGGCAGCAATACACCGTCACGCAAAAGCTGTCGCACAACTCCATCCACCCCATGAACCGCTATCTCGTGGAGGGGGTGAAAAAGTGACCTTTGAGCAAATGCGTAACGCCGTCATTGCTGAACTGGAAGCCCATATTGGACGGCCAGTAACGCTGTCGGAGCAGATTTCTGACATCCCGGATTTCCCCTACTGCTACTACAGCGTGTTAGCCTCACGCATCAACGAACACTCGTTTGGCTTGCATGAGGTTGTCCCGACCGGAGAGGATTTCACATTCCGGCGCTCAGAGCCGGTTATGGCAACGATGTCCTTCACCTTTTGCAGTATGAACCGAGAGGTAGAAGGAGGCTATGTGTTCGGTGAAGACGAAGCGTTGGCGCTGTGTGAAAAAGCACACGGCTTTTTCTTGCTCAACGGCCACAATCTCCGCACGGTGCATGGCGACATCGTGGTCAACACAGTCGGCTCAGTAACAAATCGGACCGGATTCTTCGTGGAGGATTCTATTCGCCGCTACGGTTTCGATGTCCGCTTTTCCTATGTGAGAACGGATGAAAAGCCGACTACTACCGTGCTGCATCCGGGCAACCCGGCGGGAAACGCACATTCATAAGAAGGAGGAACGCCTTATGGCAAAAGATGTAATTGTCGTGGTGCAGCGGGACGCTCTGCCCACCGAGAAAGAGAGCCTCGACATCCTTCTCGTGTCCACCACCGGGGCCTATCCGGTAGACACGTATCGGGATGCAGAAAGTGTTAAGGCTATCTTCGGGCCGGACGGTCCCTGCCCCAACGCTAAGGTCGTTCGCAAGGCGACCACTCTGCTCAATCAGGGAAAAACCACTCTTGCGGAATCCCTCGTGGATAAGTTTAAGATTGTAGGCTTCGAGCCGCCCAGCGCATCTCCCGCGACGACTGCGACTTTCGCAATTACGTTCACCGGAGAGCCTTCCATCGCCTCTGGCAAAGACCTATGGTTCAGAATCGGCGGGGATGACAAGGCCGTGGTAGAGATTACCACAGATGCCGAAATCACCACCACAGCACAGCTCGCTGCCCTGTTCGCGGACACCACGTTCACCAAAGGCGGCAAGACGTATGCCGCCGCCGTTATCGACGCTACGGTGCTTTATACGGCCACCGAGGGTGGCGAAGCTGATACCATCCCGGAGATGGTAGACGTCTTCGAGGATGAGCTTCTGAGCCTTCCCGTGACCGTTGAGGCCACTGTTGAGTTTGTCAACGGCACCGATACTGTAAGTGCTGCGGACAACCTCATCAACACCATCAAACAGTTCCAGTCCGACGTGGACAACGATTGGTATTACCTGCTGACCGACAGGGACGAGGACGAATACGTCATCGCCCTTGCCAAGTTCGCAGAGGCCAGCGAACCGTCTGAGGCAGAGCTGGGTGCTGGCGTCGAGGACCACCGGAAGTTCTACATGGGCCAGACCAGCAACAAGAAGTTCGTCAGCGTGACTTCTCGCGCTGCTGTCATCTACACCGATGCGCAGTATCTGAGCGAGGAGCCTGACGCCTCCTACACTGGCAACGTCGGCCCGTTCTACCCGCAGTCCGTGACGTGGAAGTTCAAACGCCCGCAAGATGGCAACGCCGACACCAGCGAAGGCGAAAAGCTCATCTCCCTGCCTAAGCTCACCGAAAGCGAGCGGAGCGTCCTGCTTGATAATCACGTCAACTTCTTGACGGAGGAGTACAAGCGGCAGTACGTGAAGGACGGCACTTGCCTTGATGGCGAGTTCATTGACATCGTGCTTGGTGGCGACTGGATCGCCAAGCGGATGCGCGACCTGCTCTATGATATGCTGCTCGAAAACGCCAACATCAACTATGGTGATGACGGGTTTGGCTTCATTTCTACCGCGGTCCTTCAGGCTCTCGCTGAGGCGGTTGACCTGAACATCATCGCTGTGGATCAGGAAAGCAAGGCCGGCGTTTATACTGTGAATGTTCCGAAGTACGCGGACAGCACTGAGGAGCAGCGCCGCAACCGTGTTATGCCTGACATCACGTGGGAAGCTCTGCTGTCTGGTGCAATCCACCAGGTCAAGACCAAGGGCGTTCTCCGCGTCTCGCTGTAAGAAGGGAGGGATAATCCATGTTGGTAACTTACGACCCCATGAAAGTGAACATCACATTCAACAACCGGCAGCTTCGGATGTTCGGCGAGAGTATGTTCACCCTCGCCCGTGACGAGGATAATGTCACGCTGAAGAAGGGTGTAAAGGGAGACAGCACTTACATCCTGAACGCGAACAAGGCTGCCAAGCTGACTATTACACTTCAGCAGGATTCCCCGGATGTCTCTTTCATCGAGCAGTGTGCAGAGCGCAACGTGATGGCGAATCTCGCCGTCACGGACGCGAATGATAACGGCACCGTGATTTTCGCCCAGAACGTCATGGTTTCCAAGCTGCCCGACCGGGCGAGAGCCAAGGAATCCGCAGACGTCACCGTCATCTTCATCATCCCGGATTTGAAGCTGAATAACTGAAACATTGGGTGAAACATTGGGTGAAACATTTTCTTGTAAGTCAAACATTAGACACGAAAGTCGAAGTTTAGGCGGGAAAGTCAACCCAATGTTTCAGCCGTGAATGTTTCAAAGTTTCGGCCAATGTTTCATCAATGTTTCAGGCAAAACCCGCATGAATACTGGCTTTTACCCGTTATGAAACATTGAAACATCTATTTCTAATATTAAGTAGAAATAGAGCAATTAGAGGGATTAGGGCATTACCCGTATATCCCTAATACGCCTAAATCGCCTAATTCGCGTATATTATGCGCGCACGAATGTTTCAAAGGAGGATAAGACCTATGGCCCGTACAAAAACCGTTACCGTGGGTGGCACCGACTACCAGCTTCAGAGTGTGACCTTCTCTTGGTACACCAACCTGACTGACCTGTACATCAACCCTTCCAATGGCCGGAAGAACACAGCGAAGTATGCGGACGCTCTCATCAAGGGCTGCGTTGTGGCTCCGGCTGAAGTCGCCAAGGGCGGTCTGAAATATTTCGACGAGCAGGATGACATCGCCACCCCGAGCGAGCTGGTGCGTGAGATTGAAACCTTTCTTGCGGAGCGAAATAAATCCTAAGACCGCAGAACGCCGTGCGCGTAACAATGAGCGTCTGTGGAGGATGGTCTTTTGCATGAGCGGCATCAGCTACTCAGAGCTAAAGGCTATGGACTTGTTTGACTTCGCAGAGGCTGAACAGGCCCGCATCCTCTGGCAGACCGAGTGGAATAAAAAAGACTGACCGAAGGGAGGAATGAACCGTGGATGAGGCCCGCAGACTGACGTATAGCATTAACGTCGAGGCGAATACCTCCCAAGCTGAAGCGAATATTCGCAATATCACGAGTAGCATTGGCGGCCTCGGGAGCAGTCGGATAAATATTGACGCCGACACTTCTCAGGCAGAGGCCAATATCCGAAACGTGACAAGCAGCCTCGGTGGTGTTCATACGCAGGCCCGATCCGTCGGTTCAGCCTTCCGCAGCTCGTTCCTCGACGGAATCGACAGCGGGGATAGTTTTTCATCGTCCATCCGGTCCGGCGTAGGAGGCGCGTTTACTTACGTCACTGGCAGAGCAAGGGAGTTTGCGGATAGTGTAACTTCCGATATTTCAAGCATCGGGTCGAAATTCGCTCACCCGATTAACACCATCCGTAACGGCTTCGGAAACGCCGTTCAGGGGGCAAAAGACCGCCTCATTGATATGGCCCGGAGCGCTCAACAGGCATCCACCCAAACAACCGCACTTGGAAATGCCGCCGGCGGCGCTCGTGGGAATGTGGACGGCTTGGGAGACGCGGCGGATGAATCCAGCGAGAAGTTCGGACGCCTCGGAGGTGTCCTTAAAGGCGTAGGTGCCTCCGTTGCAGCAGTAAGCGCCGCTGCTGTGGCGGGGGCTGTTGCCATCGGTAAACAGGTCGTGTCGGCTTATGCCGAGTATGAGCAGCTTATCGGCGGCGTTGATACGCTGTTTGGCAGCGCATCTGGAAAGGTTCAAGAGTATGCCTCGAACGCCTTCCAGACGGCAGGTATGTCCGCGAACAACTACATGAATCTCGCCACGAGCTTTTCCGCGAGCATGATTAGTTCTCTTGGCGGGGACACCGCAGCGGCGGCGGAGCAGGTTGACTTGGCGATTACGGATATGTCCGATAACGCCAATAAGATGGGCACTGATATGGAACTCATTCAGAATGCCTATCGCGGGTTCTCTATGCAGAACTTCACGATGCTGGATAACCTGAAGCTCGGCTACAGTGGTACGCAGGAAGAAATGCAGCGTCTGTTGGATGACGCAGGAAAGCTCGCCGGAAAAACATTCGATATAACCTCTTTCTCGGATATTACCGAAGCTATCCACGTCATCCAGACTGAGATGGGCATTACCGGTACTACTGCGAAAGAGGCCGCTGATACCATCAGCGGTTCGTGGGCCAGCACCAAAGCTGCCATGCAGAACTTGTTTGCCGGTCTCGGCAATGAGAACGCAGACATCGGCAAGCTGGTGAACGACGTAACGAGCAATTTCAGCAACGTGGTGAAGAACGTCACCCCGATTGTTGAAAACCTCGCGTCCGCGCTGCCGGAGGCGCTGGGACAGGCAATCCCAGCTATCAGCGGGCTGCTGCCGCCCATTCTCGAAGCGGTGGCGGGCATCTTTGATGAGGTGCTGAGTTCTATCATCGGGCTGCTGCCCGAGTTGGCTCCGGTGGCTGTAGACGCTGTGCTGATGATAGCGCAGACCCTCGTCGAGATCGTGCCGGTGATTGCAGACGCGGCCATCCAGTTGGTGAACGGCCTGATTACCTCGGTAGGCCAGATGCTCCCGACGCTCATACCGGAGTTTGTGAACGCCATTGTGTCGGTGGCGACCTCGCTCATCGACAACATCCCGATGCTCGTCGAGGCAGGGATGCAGCTCCTGAGTGGGCTGGCAGAAGGCATAATGGCCGCGCTGCCGCAGCTCATTGAGCAGATTCCCCTCATCATCGACGGAATCATCGTGGCACTGACCGAGAGCCTGCCGCTCATCTTGGAGCAGGGCGCGGCCATCATTATGAACCTCGTGCAAGGCATCGTAGACACGGTGCCGCTGCTGCTCGAACAGCTCCCGGTCATCATCGAATCGCTCATCACGTTCTTCACGGAGAATATGCCGCTCATCTTGGAGCAGGGCATCCAGATCCTGACGAACTTGGCGATGGGCATTGTTCAGGCTATTCCGGCTCTGCTGGAACAGCTACCGGCCATCATCACGTCGATTGCTGACACGCTGGTGGCGAATATGCCGATGATTCTTGAAACCGGTATGCAGCTACTGCTTCAGCTCGCAAGCGGTATCATTCAAGCCATTCCGCAGCTCGTAGCGCAGTTGCCGCAAATCATCTCGGCAATCGTGAGCGGCATCGGGGCGCTGATGAGCGGTATCGTCAACGTGGGCAAGAGCATCGTGCAAGGTATCTGGCAAGGTATCTCGTCCATGATTGGCTGGATAACGGATAAGGTCAAAGGCTTCTTCAGCGGCATCGTTAATGGCGTGAAGGGCTTGCTGGGCATCCACAGTCCGTCCACCGTATTCTCCGACCAAGTAGGTAAGAACATGGCCCTCGGTGTTGGCGAGGGCTTTGAGAAGACGATGGGCGGCGTCAAGAAGGGCATCGAGGGTGCTATGCCCACCGAGTTCAACTTGCCGTCTGTCAACGCGCCGAAGGTGGATGACGTCACTTATGGCGTCAACCCCGTGGTCAACGGCTTCGACCCGGCGGCTGTCAATGGACAGGTCGCACAGGTCATCATGGTCAGCCCTGAGCTGCTGCGGCTGCTGGCCGACGGCGTGGGCGTCACCCAAGTCACCGGCCCCGAGCAGCCCGCCCCTGCGGGCGACGAGGGCGGCTCTGGTGATAGGCCGCAGCCGGTTGACATAGACACTGGCGACCCGGACTTCCCCACGGACGGCGGCTCTCCCGCGCCGGCCTTTGCGCCGGCCATCACGGTCAACGTGTACGGCGAAGTCTCCGAGGAAACCGTGGACAATATGCGCGATTCTCTGCGCGATACCGTCCGTGAGCTGTACGACGAGTTCCGCGAGGAGGAGTTGCAGCAGATGTCCCTGAAGAACCAGTATTCCTTCTAAGGAGGTGTCGAAATGGCTTATACGCTCACCGGGCGAAAGGGCGGAACGGTCCGTTTCGTGCCTTTTGAAAACGGCGTGGTCGAGAAAGAGAGCGAGAGCTACAGCAGCTCCGTGACCTCCAACCCGGTGGAGGATGGGGCTGACATCAACGACCACGTGAACAACGCTGCGGGCCAACTTACGATTTCAGGCACCATCGTGGGCGGTGACAGCGCCATCAACGCACTGAAGGCCATGCGGGAATCCCGTGACATCATCACGTACACCGGCGTGACCCGCATGGCGAACCTCGTGTTCACCAGCCTGAAGTTTGACCGCAGCTACAAGAACCGGAACGGCGCGTCCTTCTCGGCCACGCTGAAACAGGTAAAGCTGGTATCGTCTGAGTTTGTGCCGATGGATTCCGAAGTCCTGATGTCCAGTCAGGACGCCGGCAAGACGGACAACCAGCAGTTGGCGAAAACCGCCAGCATGGGAATGACCACCGCCTCCCTGCAATCGGTCAGCTCTGCAAGCGCGGAGCGTTACAGGGAGGCATACGACACGCCGAGCAGCTCTGCCCCGCTGACGCGGAGCACGGGCGGCTACGACGGTCTGGCAGCAGGATAAGGAGATGATGGAGTATGGCGCTGCAACTGATTGACCTGAACGAAGACGTTGAGTACATCGACATCGACGTGTCGAAGGTGCCGTACTCTTTTTCTATCAAGCTGACGGATAAGACGTACACGTTCACCGTCAAGTACAACGAGGTCGGGAAGTTCTTCACCGTTGACCTTCTCGACCTCAACGGTGACGTACTTGTGTTCGGAGAAATCATCCGGTATGGCAGGGCGCTGTTCAACGTCGTGGAAGACGAGCGGTTCCCGCTGCCGGTCATCATACCCGTCTGCATTACCGGCGAGGAGATTTCCGAGGTGACGCCTGAGAACTTCGGCAAGGAAGTCAAGCTCTACCTCTACGAAAGGAAGGTGGAGTGAGATGGCGTTCTGGATTCGGGAGGCCACGCTGGTCATCGGGAACAAGAAGTACACCCTCGGCGAGCTGGACTTCAAGTTCAGCATCCCGTTTGATGACAGCGATGAGCCGCCGGTGGCGACGGTGACGGTGACGAACCTCTCCGCGAACACACGCGCCAACATCAAGAAGAATGACCCGGTTATCCTGAACGCCGGGTACGAGGGCGATGTTGGCTGCATTTTGATTGGAAAAGTGGTCGGCTTGAAGCACAAGCAGTCCAACACGGACTGGACCTCCACGCTGACCGTCCAGCCCTGCGCCGACGAGATTCTCGGCAAGCTCATCAACAAGACCTACGTGCAGAACTCCAAGGCGTCAGCCATCGTGAAAGACCTGCTGAACATCTTCGGCGTCGAGGTCTCGAAATGCGAGCTGACCACCGATGTGAGCTATCCGCGTGGCCGGGTCTGCCGGGGCAATCTGAAGCAGGTGCTGACGGAGATCGTGGTGAACGAGTGCAAGAGCCGCTTTATCATACGGACTACCGGGCAAATCTACATTACCAAGGCCGATGACGGCATCGACAACGGCCTGACGCTCACACCGGCCAACGGGCTGCTCCGGGCCGATGAGGAGAAGGTGCAGATTCCCGTGGAGACCGACCTGAACTCTCAGACCACAGGCGAGGACCGGGACGAGGACACCATCTCCCGCTCCTGTCTGCTCAACTATCGTGTGGCTACCGCAGAGGTCATCAAAATTCAGTCGGCTGACCTGAATGGCCGCTTCATTGTCGTGGAAGGCAAGCACAGCGGCGGCAGGACAAGCGACTGGGAGCCCTCGATGGAGCTGAGGCCGTATTAGGAGGTGAGCCGATGCCGAATGTAAAGCCCTATAACTACCAGCAAATCCATGACCGGCGGCTGGCTGAATCCATCTGCGTGGCGGCAGTCGTGTCGGTCACGGCGTTCGACCCCGCCAAGATGACGGTTGACGTCCAGCCCCTGTCCAAGCACTTGCAGAACGGCAAGTATGAGAGCCAGCCGCCCATCCTGAGCATCCCCGTCGCTTGCACCCGCAGCGGCGGGTTCATCATTCGCCCGTGGATTAAGGCGGGCGATGTGGGCGTGGTGCTCTACCTCGACCACGACATGGACAGCACTGTGAGTGGCGCGAAGGAGGCCCAGCCGCTCACCGAACGCAACCACGCCACAACCGACGCGGTGTTTGTCGGTGGCATCGTGGCGGGCGGCTACACGGTGCAGGGCCTCCCCAGCGAAGCACTTGTCCTCGCAACGGATGACGGCAGCGTCTACGTCGCCGTCACGAAGGGCGAGGTGCAAATCAAGGGCGACGTCCACGTGGAGGGTAAAATCACGGCCTCACAGGACATCGTGGCTGAGGAGCGCGTCAGCGGAGCGCACCACACCCATCCGGGCGATTCCGGCGGCATGACCGGGCAGCCTGTATAGGAGGTGGCGGCGCATGGAAAATATGACCCTGCTGATTGACCCCGACACTCGCGACTTGGTGCTGGACGAGGAAGGCCACTTCACGAAGATTTTTGACCGTGACACCACGGTCCAGAACGTCCGACACGCCCTGCTGACGTGGAAGGCTGAGTTCTTCGCAGATTCCGTTCACGGCACCGACTATGAACGGATTCTTGGCGTCAACCAGAACGACGTGGACGAGGAAGAAATCAAGGAAATCATGCGGGAGGCCATCTTTCAGGAGCCGGACGTTTCCCGCATTGATTCGATGACCGTCTCCTATGACGGCAGGAGCGTCTCGGTGGCCTTCACCGCGACGCTCGTCAATAAAGAGACCATCACATTGGAGGTGACAGCATAATGGCGAAAACCACAGACTGGGGCCTGACTGACGCCGGTTTCAGACGCCCCACCTACGCAGAGTTGCTGGACGCGCTCGAATACAAAGCGCGTGAGCTGTTCGGCTCCAAAGCCAACCTGACCGTGCGCTCTCCGCTGGGTATTTTCCTGCGGATTTACGCTTGGATGCTCAACCTCCTGTTCTCCACCCTCGAAGACGTCTACAACAGCCGGTTCGTGGACACGGCGGTAGGCCACAGCCTGTACAACCTCGGACGGGCAATCGGCCTACGGCTGCTCGGGGCGCAGAAAGCCGTGGGCTACCTCACCTTTACCGGTGAGATAGGCACGGAGGTCCCGGAAGGCTACCTCGCAGAGACGGTTGCGGGGCAACAGTACATCACGCTGCAATCCGGCGTCATCCTCGACGGCAGCATCACGCTCCCAGCCTCCGCTGTGGTGGCCGGTCCAGATGGGAACACGGACGCCGGTACGATTACCATTATCACCAATCCGAAGACAGGCATCACGTCGGTGTCCAACGCCGCGTCGTTCGAGGGTGGGCGTAACACTGAGACGGACGATGAGTTTCGCGCCCGGTATTACGTTTCCACGGATTTTGCCGGTGGCGTCAACCTTGACGCCATTATCGCCGCGATCTATGAAAACGTTGAGGCCGTCATCGCTGTGACCGGCGAGGAGAACGACACCGACGAGACCAACGCCAGCGGCCTGCCGCCCCACTCCATCGAGCTGGTGGTGTACGGCGGGTTGGACGAGGAGATCGCCAAGTCCATTCACCGCAGAAAGGGCGCGGGCATTCAGACCTACGGCAATGTGACCGTGCCGGTGGTAGACGCCGCCGGCAATATCAAGAACATCAGCTTCAGCCGGCCAGCTCCGGTGAATGTCTGGGTGAGGGTGTTCAACCTCCAAACCGACAACACCTTCCCGCTGGACGGCATCGAACAAATCAAGCAGCGGCTCACCGAGTACATCGGCTCCGACACACGTGGCGGCCTGAATATCGGCCAGAATGTCATCTGCGTAGCTCTCCCGACGGAGGTTTTCAAGGTCCAAGGCGTCGTAGACTTCGACCTGCAAATCAGCCCTGACGGGGAGACCTACAGTTGGAAGAATATCACCATCGCGGCCCGCGAGAAGGCGGTCACAAATGAGGATATGGTGGTGGTCGAATGAGCAGCAAGTTCCTCAACAAGATGCTGTATGCGCTGACCAGCGCATACAGCCGGAAAGACTACGACAACGTGCAGTTGGGCCTCCCGCTGGAAACCAACATTGGCAAGCTGTTCTCCATCCTTGCATGGGGCCTCGAAACTGTCGAGGAGCAGGCCGAGCTGGTACGACTGTGGGATGACCTTGACTATGCCTGTGGCTCTGTGCTTGACCGCTACGGCGCGAACTTCGGCGTCAAGCGGGTCAGTTCTGACGATAGATTCTACCGGCTTGCCATCAAGGTGAAAATCATGGCGCAGCTCTCGGGCGGCGACACGGACACGGTGATCCGGGCGGCAGCTATGCTGCTTGATGTGGAGCAGAGCGATGTGCTGCTGGAAGATGTGTTTCCGGCCAAGATCGCCTTGTATGTAGACACCAGCCTGCTGTCTCCCGACCGGGAGGAGCTGATTGAGCCTATCGCCTACGCTATCAAGCGGATTTTGGTGGCGGGCGTCGGTATGCGGCTCTACCTCCGTACCTACCGCACCTACCGCTACGACCTGACCTTGCTGCGCTGCGGGTTCGTGGACACAGACGTGTCTGCCGTGCCGGTGGGCCAAGACAGAGAAAGCACAGATGTGCTGGGCGTCAACTTTGGCGGGTATTTGGGGGCAAAGTTCGCGCCTCCTCCGTTCAGTGCTGATAGGACCGCCCAGATGCCCGTCCAGCTCTCGCGTGGAGCCGTTCAGACGCCTACCCTGACATCTACCCCGCCCGATGTAAAAAGGGCGCACAGAGGCCGTCAGGACGGTGCAGGAGGGGTTGTCTATCACACGCACATCAAATCCAAGAGAATTGACTAAGAAGGAGGAGCGATTATGTCCAAGTTTGAAGACGGGAGCTACGGTTCCCTCACCGGCGTAAGTCTGATTGGCAAAGTCCTCGCGGGTAGATGCTCGATGAAGTACACGAGGGCGGCGGCGGGCAGCGGACAGATTCCCGAAGGCATGACGCCGAAGACCATGACCGGGCCTGCCGGGTATGTCATGGACGCGATGATTGCCGCCGTGACAAACCCCGTGGACGGCGAGTGCCAAGTCACGGTCCAAATCAAGAGCGACAATGTGGAGACGGGCTTTTACCTGACGAACATCGTGCTCTTTGCTGAGGACCCGGACGAGGGCGAAGTCCCGTTCACCTACCTGTCCCTTGAAAATGAGCCGGAGTGGATTCGCCCTGCAAGCTCCATCGTGGGCAAGCTCGCCACGTTCGACCTCATCGCGGCGGTGGGCGACGTTGACGCCGTGACCGCCATCATCGACCCGGAGGCAATCGCCACTGTCGCCCACGTGCAGCAGATGATTGCCGACCACAACTCCGACCCCAACGCCCACGGCGGCAGTCTGGGCGGCGGTGGCGATGTGGCCGAGGTCGAAATCACGATTCCCGCCGCTGGCTGGGCCAGCAGCGCGGATTTGGAAGATGCAGAAGACATTGTGGAAGGAGAGCTTTATCTGGACCTCCCCGTTGAGGAGGCTGTTGAGGGCTTGATTCCGCAGGTCATGTTGCATAAAGCCGCCCAGAATATAGCAAAGGCAGCCGGCATGAGCACATCTTCCCGTGTGCTTGACGGCGCTGTGCGGTTCTGGGTGCAGCAAGCGCCGACGGAGGACATGGCGGCTACCCTCGTGTTGCTGTCTGCCGACGGCGGCATCAGTGGAGGGGGTGGCACCTATGTATTGCCAGTAGCAACTAAGGACCGCTTGGGCGGCGTAAAACTCGGCGACGGATTCTCCACCACGCCCGATGGCACACTCTCGTATGAAGGTTCCGGCCTTCCCGACGAGGCCATCGTGACAACCGGCGACACGGAGCAGATGCTTGACGAGGTGTTCCCGCCCGAGGAAGACGAACCGCAAAACTAAGAAACAGGAGGAGACCAAAATATGGCTTATGACGAGACCAAGGTCGTAAACGTAAAAGCCCTGAAGGACACGGCGACCCGCATCAAGACGGAATATCTCGCCGCGATTTCCAAAGCGGGCCATGCCCGCTTCCAGAAGTCCGATACCGTGCCTGACGCTGGCACGGCTGAGGAAAACGTGCTGTACCTCGTCCACAACGATGAGACCGGCCATTACGACGTGTACGCCCTGATTGACGGCGTGGTCGAGCTGCTCGACGATACCACCGTCAGTCTGGACGGCTACGTAACCGACGATGATCTGGCTGAGGCGCTCAACGGCGTGGGCGGCGGTGCGGTGTACACCGGCACCAAGACCGACCTTGAAGCGACCGACGCTTCGGTCATCGAGGCGTACTTCACTGAGCACAGCGACATTACCCCGAAGGCCGGAGATATGTTTGCTGTGGTCACTGTGGTGGACAGCATCACCTATGAGATGACCGCCTACCGTTTCGACGGCGAGGACTGGGTGAGCATCACCGGTAATGTGGATGCCGACAAGGTGATTATGCCGGAGAACATCACGCTGGCCGGCAACTACACCCAGTTCGGCAACCTGACCAAGAACGCGGACGGCACCGCCACTCTCAGCTCTAAGGGCAAGAGTGTGCTGGACGTGTTCACCGAAATCCTGAGCAAACGCCTTCAGCCCACTATCACCGCCCAGCCCAGCATCAGCGGGTTCAACCTGTCCGGTGCGAAGGCTGTGGAGGCCGGCACCTCTCTGGCGTCTGCTGCGTACACGGCAGGCAATCTGAACCCCGGCAGCTACCAGTACGGCCCGGAGACCGGTGTCACCGCCTCCAACTGGGTGGTGCAGCGTATCACTGACGGCGGCACTGAGCAGATTGCCAGCGTGGACGCTGCCAGCCTGAGCGCCGGTTCCGATAACAATGGCGGCAATGGCTTTATCATTGGAGACCAGGGCGGCGAGAACGTCGTGG